CCGGAGCGCGCCGTGTTCACGAAGTCCGCGAGCTCGAGCGGCGTGTATTCACCCTCAAGGCTCTGGATCAGCGTGTCGAACTTTCCGCCGGCGCCGGCCATGGTGCCGTCGGCAAAGTTGCGAATCGCCTCAAGGATGGCGACAGCGTTCTTCCACTGGGTCTGGATCTCGGCTTCGGTAGGCGTTCCGGACATGGTTTCCTCGTTAGCTCATCAGCTCGTTCAGCTCGAGCTCGCCTGGCCACTCTAGGCCGGTCGTCTCGAGGGTCTCTGGGTAGTAGTCACCGCGGCTGCCGTTCACCTGGTCGGCGCACAGCACCGCGAACATGTAGCGGGCCGCCGGCACGTCGTTCGGGTTCGGGATGTACTGGCGCGTCGGCTTGCCGGCCTTGCGGCGCTGCTCGACCTCCTCGGCGTTCGGAATGGTGATTGGCTCACCGCGGCGCGGTCGGCGGTGGTTGTCGCCGATGTTCTGCCCGGTGCCCGGCTCGTCGCGCTCGCCTTGGTCGTTGTCGTAGAACCGGATCACCGTCCGCGGCAGCCGCTCGCGCATCTTGCGGATCTTGTCCTCGGTAAGGAACACGATCGCGCCGATGACAGGGACGCGCCGGCGCTGCCCGGTCCGCATGGGGTCGTCGACGAGGTTCTCGTTCACCTTCGGGAAGTTGATGCCGGCGAGGTCGATATGCTCGACCGGGCAGCTCGGCGTGACGCCGACCCAGTACTTGTAAGACTGCAGGACGCCGCCGGCGCTCCGGCTGGCCTTGTTCAGGTCGGGGACGAGCTGCGAGCCGTCGATCTTGGTCTTCGCGCCCGAGGCGCGGACGGGCGGCACCGCGACGGCGGGCTTGCCGACGTCGGGGTTCTTCGGGGAGGTCTGGGGCTTGTTGGTGCTCATACGGGGATTCTCCGTGTCATGAGGGAAAGGAAACGAGCCAGCCGCCCACCTTGAGCGACTGGCTCGCGTGAGCCTACGCGGTTTCGGCGCACCGCGCCATCGGGTCAGTTGTTCACTTTGATGGCGCTGTAGGGCAGCGCGATGCCGGCGCCGGCACGGCGTTCCCACTGGACGTACTCCTCGCCGGTGTTGCGGGTGTGGTCGCTGTTGTTGTCGCCCTCGAGCGACGAGAACTCGCGAACGCCCTCGCGGTCGAGGATGAACGTGGCCTTCTTCGGGGCGGCCTTGAGGAAGATGTAGTAGTCGTTGTCCGTGATGCGGTTGGATCCCCACAGCGTCACGTTGCGGTTCGCGTCAAGCACCAGGTTGCTCGGCGTGGTGCCGGCGTCCGTGCCCTTCACGATGCCCTGGCGCTGCTGCATGAAGGCCTCCTCGAAGGCCTCCGTGTTCGCGGCACCGTGCACGATCACGACGCCGGCGTCGATGATCTCGTCCGACAGCAGGGGCTGACCCTTGCCGTCCTGGAACTGCTTGAACTGCTCGATCGCGTTGTAGTAGTCGGTCCGGATGGCCGACACGCTGGCGACGCCGCCACCGGTGAGCAGGTTGCCGCTCGACACGCCGAAGCGGTTCGCACCGCCGGCCGTCGTGGCGAACATGGCCGCGCCGTCCGGTGCCGTCGGCACCGCGGGCAGCGTGGTCGTGGCGCCCTGGATCAGGTCGAAGAAGAACCGGACCGGCAGCAGCGCGGCCGACTGTCCCGCCATGCGGGCGACGTCGAACAGCGACTGGGTCTGGTCATCCTTGCGGTCTTCCTTGTGCCAGGCGACGCGCCGGCCCCAGGTGTAGACCGGGACGGTGAACTGCACCGACTTCATGGCGTCCTGGGGGATCGCGTCGCCGCGGCGCCAGTAGTCCATGTGCGGGGCGGCCTCGAAGTACGCGAACTCGTGCTGACGGTTCGTGGCTCCGATGGAGAGGTCCATGATCATCGCAAGGCGGGAATCCGCCTGGCGGTTCTGGATCGCAGAGTACATGTCCGCGAACTCGGTCCGGAGACCGTTCGCAAGGACCTGGCTGGCAATGACGGTGGACATAGGTGGTCGTTCCTTTCAGGTCCTCAGTTGAGGCCCCAGTGTTCCTCGGGAGTGAAGAGCGTGACGTCGCCGACACCGCTCGAGATGTAGCGCGACACCCAGCCGACGGCCTTGGTGTTCGAGCCAGCCGACAGGCTGAAATCCGCCGGATTGTCCGTGGTGCAGTAGACGAGCGCGTTCACGTCGGTCACCGCGAGGGATGCCACGGTGGCGCCCTTGATGGTGAGGCCCGAGGTGTCGACGCGGCCCTCGACGGGCGGAGTCGCGCTGGTGTTGCCAACAGCGCCCGCGAGCAGAACGCCCGCGAACTTGTGGCCGGCCGTGTCGGCCCACTTTGCCAGGTAGCCGCCGGCATTGATGCCGACGAGCGCGCCGGCGTACAGGGTCACGCCGTTCGCGACGGTGAAGGAGACCCGGCCCGCGCGCGGGTAGGTCTTGTGTACGGTGTCTGCAGTCAAGTCAGCCATGGTTCAGGTCCTCAGCTTGGGATGTGGGTGGTTCAGCCGCGCTTCGCGAGCTTGACGCCCGCGCGCTCCATGTTGAGTTCGACGTAGCGGTCCTGGCCCATGCGGGTCACACCGCGCGCGCTCAGGTCCTGCCACTCGCGAGCGAAGCGGGCGGCCTTCTCGACGGCGTCGGTGCCGGCTGCCTGGTAGGACAGCGCGACCTCGGGGGCCTTCGTGCTCTGGCCGGCGAACGCCGCGAGGGTCTCCTCGTCGGCACCGGCGAGCGCGCCGAACGTCTGAGCCATCGAGTCGACGTAGGCCTTGAAGGCCTGGGCGCCGTGGTCCTTGTGGAACGCCACGAGGCGCTGTTCGAGGTCGCTGCCGAGCGGGCGGCCGGCAAGGCGCTGGAGCGCCACCGACACGTCGTCGCGGCGCTTGTCGGCCGCATCGCGCTCGTTCAGGCGCGCCTTCTGGGCATCGAGCTCGCCGCGCAGGCGAGCCATGGCTTCGTCCATCTCGCCCTTCGCCATGGCGGCCTTCGGGTCGGCAGCAGGCGCGGCCATGGCCGGCGCCTCCTCGACTTCGGCCTCGGGCATAGCGGCGGTGCGCTGCTTCTGGATCGCAGCGAGGATGGCGTCCATGTCCGCGACGGAGATGGAGCCGTCCTCGATCGCCTTCACCAGAGCCGCAACATCGAGCATGGTGCCTTCCTGCATCTGCTCGCCTTCCTTCTTCTCGGTGTCGGCCATCTTCTCGTCTTCCTTCTTGGGGTTGGGCATGGAGTCCTCGTAGAACAAGTGGGCGCTGTGGCCCCGTCGAAAGCACGCTACCACGGGTCCGTCGCTTTGCGAGGCCCTGTCAAGCCACGGGTTGCCGAAAGTTGCACTTGCAAAACTCAAGGCGTCCGCGCGGTTCGGCACCGAGGTCCCGGTCTTCACGTCCGCGACCATCAGCATCGGCAGCTCGAGGTAGGGCGCCTCGTGGTCGAGCAGCGCGAGCGAGTCGATCGCCGGGGCCTCGACGTCGAATATCTCGACCGAGCGGTAGGGCAGGCGCTTCGAGAGCACGTCCGCCTCGACCGTGGGGTCGGTGATGACCAGGTCCGCGAACACCGCGAGGCGGCGGGTGCCCTTGAAGGTGATCGGGGACGCCTCGAGGATGCGGAAGAAGCCCGCCGGGCGGACGTCATCCGGGCCGGGGCCGTCCTCGTGGTGCCGCACGTGCAGCGGCGGCAGGTAGCCCTCGCTCTCGGCCTGCTTGGCCTTGATGACGGCGGCGGCGATCCACTGGGCGTCGAAGTCCACCGAGCCGCGCGAGCACTCGACGAAGATCGGCACCCGGTGGATGGTCAGGGTGCCGTCGGGACTCTTGGTGGCCTGGTAGCCGCCGAACTGGGTCTGGGTCGTGGTCATGGCTTGCCTTGTTGGTTCTGGTGTTGCTGGACGATGCGCTCGATGCCGGCGCGGACGGCCTGGGTAGGGCACTCGGTCTCGCCATCGAGCAGCCGGTAGACGGTGACGTAGTGTGCCGGAATCTGTTCGGCGATGCGCTTGATGCCCTCGCGCGCGGCGACGCGGCGGAACAGCTCGCGGGTTCGGTCCCAGTTGGCGTCGCTCACCGGCCTCCGGCATTGAGGAACAGGTCCGGGCGCCCGCCGTGCCGGAAGCCCGGATCGGGGAACGCGCTCGCCGGCACCTTGTCCTCGATCACGTTCCCGTTGCGGTCGATGCGCCCGGCGAGCTCGAGCTCGACGCGCGAGACGTGCGACACCTGGCACCGGCAGTTGTAGCCGAGCGGCGGCGCGATGCGACCCCACGCCGGGTTGTCAACGCGCAGGATCATGCCGTCCGCGGCGTCGTGGTTGTCGCGCGTGTCGCCATCACCGACGGCGTCGAACCGGAAGGCCGGCACGACGGCGCGGATGTCCGGGTCCTGCGCCTGGCGGAACCGTCCCGCGGTGACGGCGGTGTTGACGTTCGTGCGGAAGACCATGCGCGCATAAGCCTCGGACCACTCGGCCGACTTCTTCCGGATGTCGTTCACCGACATCGCGAGCCGGCGGCCGGCCTCGCCCTCGCTGATGCCCTCGCGGAGCGCGCGGGCGATGAAGCTCTGCGCCTCCTTCGTCACCGTCTCCTCGGCCGACATCACGAACGCGACGACGCGCTGCTTGCTGTAAAGCTCGGCGATCTTCTGGGCGGTGCGCTGGGCTGAGTTGCGGATCGTCGCCGGGGTGCGGTCGACCATGTCCTCAAGCGCCTCGGTGAAGGTAACGCGCGGCAGCAGGGTCTGGCTGGGCTCGTCGGCGAACCGCAACAGCCTCGAGCGGTCGGCCGCGAAAGCCTGGGGGCCCAGCACGCGCGCGGCGGCCCGCAGGGTGATCGAGGCGCCCAGCACTTCGCCGGCGCCCATCGTCTCGGCCATGAGCTCGGCGAGCCGCTCGCGCGCGTCGGCAGCCGCAGGCTTGTTGCCGGAGACGAGCGCGACGTACAGGTCGTGGATGGCCGCGAAGTAGAACCGGGCGTAGCGCCCGGAGAGATCCTCGAGGAACTTGTCGGGCTGCAGATCCACGGTTACCTCTGGAACAGCCCAGGGATGGCCGGCATGGCCGCCGGCGCCGCCCGGCCGGCGATGATCGGCTCACCCGGCTCCGGCTTCTTGAATCCCGTCTGCTCGAGCACGTCTTGCAGCGAGAGCTCGACGCCCATCGCCGACAGCGTCTGGGCGACGGTGGCGCGCATCTGCGGGTCCTGCCGCTTCTCCTGCGTGATCGCGAACCTCGGCTTCTCTTGGTCGATGCCGAGCTCGGCGAGGTTCGCGTGATTCTTCCACCAGAGGCACCCCACGAGGTGCTTCGTCAGGGTCTCCTCAAGGGTCTCGCGGTCGTACTGGATGAGCGCCTCGGTGCTGTTCTCTTGGATCTCCGCGAGCGCGTAGGAGCCGCCCTCGGAGGCCGCGGTCGTCAGGTTGGCGCCGAGGATGAGCGTGTGGATGCTCGAGCGCAGCTCGGCGCGGATCGACTCCATGAGCTGCCAGCCCTCGCCGCCCACCTGCACACTTTCGACTTGGTCGCTTGAGTCGTAGACGAGCACGTGCCGCGCGCGCAGGCTCTCGAGCACGTCGCTCCAGGCGTTGATGAGCTCGGTATTCGGAAGGCCGGTCTCCGCATCGCGCGCGCCGTCCACCTTGGCGGTCATGATGCCCTGCGCGAACCGCTCGACCGCCTGCAGCGACTCCTGAAACACGTGCTCCTTCGCGTACCACCACCAGCCCAGCGCCTCGCGCAGGCCGCGGCCGTGGCCGAGGGTCCCTTGGTCGTCTTGGTAGACGTGGCGGATGGTCTGGATCGAGTCCTCGACCGACTCAGGCAGCCACTCGTCGGTGGCGATGTTCCACCGCTCCCAGCGCGCCGTGATCCGCTCGCCCTCCTGCCGGGGGACGATCCGGTAGAACCGCTTGTCCTGGTCCTCGAGGCGGGTCGGGCACCACCACGTCCGGGGCTTGCCGTCGCCGATCGTGAGCGTCCGGGTGACACCGTGGATGCGCGCGAAGCGGGCGCCGGAGAAGAACGCGCGCGCCAAGTTGAAGCGGGCGCCGGTGAAGTCGTGGATGCCGTCGAGGAGCTCGGTGGCGATCGAGACGGCCATCGGCGCGCGCGCCGAGCCCTCGATGCGCGGGATGACGGTCCATTGCCGGCCAGCGATCGAGTGCCGGCGATACGTCACCGCGTGCGCGATGTCCGCGTCGCGCAGCATCTTCTCCTCGAGCTCGGGCTCGCGGGTGAGCCATAGGCTCGGGTCGTACAGTTGCACGCCCGAGCGCCAGGCCTGCGAGAGCGCGCGGGTGTAGAGGCTCTGGGATGCGTTGCGGACGCGGAGTTCGGTGACCATAGGCGGAGGCTAGATGGCGACGGTCTGGAGAGCCGCCACGAGCCGCTGGCCGTCGATGATGGCCGACTCGGGCGTCTCGTGGATGTTGTCGGTCGAGAGGCGCTCGAGGTCGTCGACGTTCACCACCTCGAACTGGGCGTCGACGGCCGCGTAGTCCGCGAGCGCCGCGCGCACGCGCACGGCTTCGGCGTAGACGGCCGTCTGCACGGTGAGCTGGGGCCGGCGCCAGACGACCGGCACCGGGTCGCCGCTTGTGCGTGTCGCGAACGTCGACCGCAGGTCGGCGACGAACGTCGCGAGCTCGGCCGCGAACAGCGCGCCGCCGCCGGCATAGGCCTGGTCGTTCGTCCCCAGCGAGACGAAGATCCCCTTCAGGTCCGCCTGCCGGCCGAGCGTGTTGTTGATGTAGGACAGCGCGCCCTCGAAGTCGTTCTTGAGCTCGCCGAAGTGCTCGGTCGCCTGGTACGTCTTCGACCAGCGACCGCCCGAGGCGCCGCCGCCCGAGTACGGCGAGCCGTTCACGACGAGCGTCGAGGCGTTGCTTGCGCGCTTCACGAGCACGAAGCCCGTCACCGGGTGGAGCTGCATGAGCTCGTGGACGAGCGAGAAGTCGGGGCCGCCGAAGTTGCCGGTCGTGCCGCTCGTGTTGCTGTTGTCCGCGAGGTCGTAGGTCTCGACCGTGGCGGTGCCGCGGTTGTAGATGCGCTGCCTGGAATCGCGCGGGCCGCCCGTGAGCGTCGGGCTTTTCAGCTGCGTCGTGAAGGTCTCGTTGACCTCGCCGACGAAGATCGAGTCGCCGAACATCAGGTAGACCGGCATCGCGCCGTCGTAGTCGGTCGGGTTGCCGACGGTGAGCAGCTCGTAGGCCTGGCGCACGCGCCGCGGCATGTCGTTCCAGTAGACCTGCGCCTCGTAGTAGCCCTTGTTTGCGCTGGGCAGGAACGGCGAGGGCAGGTACAGCGGCAGGCCTTCCATCGAGGCGCACCGGATGTTCGTGCCGGCCGTTGCGACGGCGCGGTGCACGCGGTTCGCGAGCGCGGTGCCGGATGGCGCCGTCACGTTGTTCACCTCGTTCGCGTGGTTGACGATCACGACCTTCAGGTTCGCGTTGTTGAGCACCGAGGCGCTCCGGAACCACGCGATCGTCTGGGTGAGTGCCGTCTCGTAGTTGAGGTAGTTCGCCGGCGTCGAGACCCAGTTGAGCACGTCCGCGCACGACAGGTCGAGGACGAGCAGTTCCCAGGCGAGCGTGTTGCCGTTCGCGAGCGCCGTCCAGGCGGCGTTGTAGCGCGCGAGCTCGTT